AACAGACATGACTCATTCGGTATCATTGAAAGTGGAAGCGCCGCCCAATCTGCCGACCATTTCGCATTTGCAACCGGCAAATATTGTGAGGTGCGCAGGCGCGTTGCCGTAACGCCAAAATTGCCAGCCGTGCCAGTCGTTGCGCTCAAGGTAACAGTGTCAACATCGCGAATTGATTTACCCGATGCTGCAGCAGGAATAAGCCCATTCAGCGGGATCATTAGCGATGCGCGGCGATTTGCAGCGAGCGATTGCGCTGTCAGGTTGCCGGAAGTGCCGTCGTTATAAGTAACGGCCACCGTGGCATTCACAACAGTTGCGCCAGTGTCCGTATACCACTCAAGCCACCACTGAATGTCAGAGTAGTTTGAGTCGCCTATGCGCGCAGCAAGATTGTCATTTGCAATGTTGGCGTGAACGTCTAGGTTTGCCGTCTGCCCTGTAGTGAGCGTGCCATTCAATCCGCCCATGTGCATCAGTCGGTCGTGAATCTCAATCGTCACCGCATTGTTGTTGCTTACGGCCTCAAGATATGCAAGATAGCTGGTAGCGGGATCGGTCTGCTGGGCGAACGGGAACGCGCCGATTAGCGTGTTATCGCAGGTCGCCGCAGTTGTTGGAATAGCGCCCTGACCCGGCTGCCCCGTTGCTCGCCATAGCGAATGAAACTGACCAACTGCCACATTGGATATGCTGGCCTTGTCAATAATCAGTCGGCTTGAATTGTTTGCAAGCCCATTGACTAGGCCATCAAGCGTGGTAATGGTCATCAGGCCACCCGAATCACTGCCGTAGCGGAACCGGCGGCGGGCAATTCAACCGTAAACGTCGCCGCCGTGCTGGTCACGTCTGCGCCAAAGTCAAACACCCCTACCGCACGATTCGCCTTGCTGGCGTTGTAGATCAATGCGCCCCGCGCCGTGATCGTAGCTGCTGGCCATTCGGGGTTAGCGAAGTCAAGGTAAGCGACGCCGCTAGACAGCGATGCCGCATAGCCGGACAGTGAAATGCCGCCAGCGGTGTACCCAGCACCCGTTATTTCATTGGTCGCGGAGTAGGCCGTGGTCGCAGCGCCAAGCGTGGCCGCATTGGTATACAAGGCAATCTTGTAATCGTCGCCAGGTTCGTGTGTGCCGCCCAGAATCTCAAGCTTGAAACTATTGGCGATAGCGGTAGTGATTGCCATGATTACTCCGATGCGGTGATGGTCGCGTTGCCGTTGGCGTCGCGCTTAATGTTGAATACTCGGGCCTTCGGCTTTTCAAGCTCGGGGACGGGTGCAGGCTCTGGAGCGCCCAAGTCCTCAATCGGCATCGTGGCCCCCTGCATATAAAGCGTGTCGCCGCCTTCCATCGGCGGTAGTCCTTCCCATGCACGGGCTTCGTTCGGGGTGACAATGCCGCCCTGAATACCCACGCGGTAGCCGTCAAACCGTGAATTCTGGTCGGCGCGAAGCAGCCCTTCAAAGTCAAATTCCACTTCACGCGACTGCCATTCCGTGCGCGGGAACAGGCTAATCACCATCGACGTTTCGACCTTTTCCAGAATCGGGCGCAGGGTCAGCTTGTAGAACCCGCGCACGATCTCGGAAATGCCAGAACCCCACACCGTTGACCCGCTGGTGTCGTTCACCATCACCGATGGGACGCCGTACCACCGGCACAAGTCCTCCACCTGAAACCGGCGCGAGGACAGCAATTCAATATCCTGCGGCGACATGGCCACCGGCTCAAACTTCGCGCCGGATTCCAGCACCATCAATCGCTGTCCGCCCTCAACTAGCCCGTTGAAATTCTCCCGAACCATGTTGCGCTGTTCAGGCGTCAGCAGCTTGTCGATCATCAACACGCCCGAACGCTTACCGCCGTCTGCGTAGATAGCCGCAACCGCGTTCTCCGCGCCAATGGCAATGCCCAAGGCCCGGCGCTGATAATCCAGCACGGACAGGCCAACGATGCCGTTCCCCATGCCCTTGATATGCCAGATACGCTCCGGCGCGATCACGTCCACGCCCGAAGTATGCGTATAGGTGTAGACCGCCGAGCCATCGGCCAGCAGCGTCACCGTCATTTGCGACGACATGAGCGGCATCAGGCTGACCACCATCCCGCCGCGCCGCTCAATCAGGCAGTAGGCATTGCCGTGCATCACCAGATTCAGGATGACCGACTCGAAAAATTCAATCTTGTTTTGGTAACGGTTGACCTTGCCAGCGAACAGGACGGAGAGCGGATGCTGCCTATCCAGCTCGCGCTTGCCATCCTTCACCGTGTAAATGCCCAGCGGAAGCGAGGCCACCGTTTCCGCCAGCAGCTTCACGCAGGCCCACACCACCGACAACTGCATGGCGGCATCGAAGCCCACCGGCTTGGCTGGCGTCCCGTCCTCGTTCGCTCCCGGCCCCGAGTATTGCAGGCCAGCAAAGCGGCTCAAGCCGCCCGCCACCCACCATGCAAATGCGCGTATGAACCCCATTACACCCTCACCGGATTGGAAAGGAAGTCCATGATGTCAACAGGATCATCCGAGTATTTAGACGCTGCGCCGATTGCCATTGCCAGCGCCACCATGCCGTCGATTCGCCCCGTATCGCGGCTCTTATCCAGCTTCCGATTGCCTGCCGGATCACGGGTTGCCACGGCGTTCTCCGCGCACATTTCCAGAACCGGATGGCCGCCATGCCTAATCCGCCCCTGCAACAGCAGCGACTCAAGCGCATCAAGCGCCGGACTCATGTCCTTGAACCCCTGCCCGAACGGGACAAGCGGCAACTCAACGCCTGACCGCGACAGCGCCGCCTTCAGTACTTCAATGTTCCATCGGTCATACGGAATTTCGCGCACCGGGAAGGCGTCGCACAATTCCGCCAACTGCTGCGCCGCGTAGTCCATATCAATCGTGACGCCTGGGGTCAGCGTTATGAACCCCTGCTCGCCCCACACGTCGTATGGCTCACGGTCGCGCCTGGCCCTATCCTCGACACCGATGCGCGGGGCAAAGAAGTACGGGGCCACATGCCACACGCCATCCGGGTCACGCCCCACCACGACCAGCGCGGTAAGGTCATTCTTGGCCGACAAGTCAACGCCGATAAACGCTTCGGTCACTTCCTCAAAGTTCGGCTCGCCGCTATTCGCTTCCCACACTGACCGCGTGACAAACGGGTTCGTCATGTTCACGCGCTGATTCAGAATCAGGTTGCGGTATTCCGACTCGCTAGACGGCATCCGCTTGGCAGATTCCGCCTGATCCATGACTTCCTGTTTATTCATCAGGGAATCAAAGTGCGGGTTGGCCTGCCGGATCGCCTCTTCGGAGAATGGGTCTAGCGACTCATCCGCCGTATAGAGCGCAATCTTGGTTCGCGGGTCGCTGTCCTTTAAGGCGTCGTCAATCAGCACTGAAAGCAAGTCACCGTCTTTCGGTGCCTGCGTTGAAATGATGATTGACAACGGCTCTTCCTGCGCCGCCGATGCCGTTTCCAGCGCCGAGTACAACGCCGAACGCGGGCCTCGCGTCTGTCCCAATTCGTCATGTACCACGAACACCGGGGACAGGCCCATCGCCGTCGAAGCATCCGCCGACAGCGCCCGGTACACCGTGCCCAATTCCGGGCAGACCAGCGACTTCGCCGAATCTCGGATCATCACGTACTCGGCCAAGTCCGGCGAAAACCGGACCATCTTGGCCGCCAGGTTGAACAGCAACGCCGCCTGATCCCGCGATTGCGCCGCACTGAATAGCTGGCTGTTCTCCCGCGCTTCCGGCCCGACCAGATGCAACAGCAGGAGCATGGCCGACAGGGCCGTCTTGCCATTCTTGCGCCCCATCGACAGGATGAAGCGCCGGGTCGGCGTGTCGTAGATCGTGATGATCCACTTGCGCTGCTCGGCGGACAGCTTGACCGGCCTCCCGACAAACTTCCCTTCGGGTACGCGACAGTGCGATTCGATCCATGCGCAGTTGCGCTCGCCACGAGTCATCCCGCCTCGATCACGTCGTGGTGCCACGGCTTGTTCCCTGTTCCGCCACGTCTTGCAGTCGTATCTGCCTTGTCAGCCCGATACCGGCTTTGTGGAGTAAGGCGCAGCTTCGTTTCCAGCGTCGCCATCTCTCCCGATAGCGCCGCTTGAATCTTCCGAAGTTCCTTGTAGCGAGGCAGCTCATCCGCGTCGGCCAGCATCGCTTCGCCCGTGCGGCGCACAAGGTCGCCGATCAGCTCCGCCTGCACTGACGCCCGGCACAACTGCGCCAACATTGGCGTCGTCGCCGCGTCCCACCACTCGCTGGGCTTCGTCGCAACGATCCGGCCCCAGGCCTCCGCCTCTTCTGGCGAAAGGTCTGCCGGAGCTGGTATCAACCGCAGCGGGATTGCCGTCACCGTCGCCAGCGACGCCTCTGATTTTCGGCCTCGCTGTTTCACGGTATGTGTTCCACAAATTCCAGATTTCTACGGATTTAGCTCAAAAACGG